TTATTCATTGTCTAGGACTTGAAGAGTTAGCTCATCTTGAGCTAGCTCTTTTTCTTTTAGCATGTGTGCATAAATTTGAAGCGTGACGCTTACATTTGCGTGACCAACACGCTTGCTAACGTAATCAATATCAACACCGTTATGGAGTAGGTATGATACGTGTGAGTGACGTAATCCGTGGAAGTGTATAGGTTGAATGTCTGCTTCACGTACTAAGTCCTGCATTTCTAAGCTGACGCGGCCTGAACTCATTTTATTTTCGATTAGGTTATCTTTACCAGTTGTATTAAAAAAGTCGCTCAAAACAGCTGACAATCGCTTAGAGATAGCAATCGTACGAATTGATGACTTAGTCTTTGGCTCAGTGACTTTGCGGGTAGATGATGAGTAGGCTTTGTTGATCGTCAGATGATTATCTGTGATGTCCGCCTTGGTTAGAGCTTGAACTTCACCAAGACGTGCACCGGTTTCTAATGCGACAAGCGCCATGATGTAGAATGGGCGAGTTTGCATCTCATCTGTCTTTGAATACAAAAAGTCTTGCAACTTGGTGAAGTCTGCAGCGTTCAAAAAGTTGTCGCCTTTATCCACTACTTGACCAGCTGGTTGTAGACGAGTGAAGATGTCACGCTTGATTATTCCGTCAAGGTAAGCATCACGCAATGACGTCTTAATCAAAGTTAGGACGTCACGAGCGTACTTCTTAGAATGAGTTTCACCAAATGCGTTTAGCTCATTCTGTAGACTCAGGGTCGTCAACTTCTCCATGATCATACCTGCGAATACCTTATCGATTAGGTTGGCAGCAGTTGTGTATCGAGAATATGTTGATGCACGGACAGTTCCTTGTTTGGTCGTCTCAATCCAGTTTCTGAAGTAGGCTGGAAAAGTGAGCTTGCCGGCGTTGATGTCCGCACCGTCAATAATTTGTGTTTCGAGCTTGGTAGCCCATTCAGTAGCTTCACGCTTTGTGTCGAACGTCTTACTGGGTTGTTGACGTTCACCTTTAGCATCAATATAAGATGCACGAGCGCGCCACTTGTTGCCGCGTTTAGTTATACTTGCCATGATAAGTTAAACCTAACCTTTACATAAAAAATTTAGGCAGTTTAAAGACATACCCGGGTCTGGTACAATTAAATACGGAAACAGGGCAGTAATGTTTTGTTTTGTTCGATACGCACACTACTTGTTTGGTCGCAGGGGTGTGCGTATTTTTTGTTATAATAGCTGTTGAAACAAAAAATAATTTGTTTCAAGAATCATAACTACTGGCGCATCTATCTTAATTGATAGGTGCGCTTTTTATCTATATCAGCTAACCAAGCGAATCAGATAGATTAGTTAAGTGAAGATGAGCTCTTCATACTCAACAAGTATGATCCATCTTGTTGTTGAGTGAATGACAAATCAACTGATTCGTATGAACCGTTTGAAGTCATCTTTGACCAGCTTGCATTACGCATAGTGTAGTCACCAGATTGAGTATCGCTTGAAGTCTTTGGCTTACCGTACTTAGCCACAATTTCATCGTAGTTGGCACCACCGACACCAGTTAATGAATCACCAACAGTTAAGGCATCAAAGTCAGCCTTAGTCCACTTGAAGTTATCCGCTTCCTTCTTATCTGATGAGCTCATTGCAGAACTTATACCACTCGAAACAGCCTTACCAGCATGATCTACAGCCTTGCTGTACATGCTTTGTGTTGCCAAAACAATGATGATAGAAATGATTGCCAGGATAGTTGATACCAATGCGATTGTCTTTTTATTTTTGCGATTGATAATCAATGCAATAATGCCAAGAATAATGCCGATAACTGCAAATACTGCGGCAACGTTGTTAATAATAGGTACCCATGACAATACCAAACCCAAGATAGCGAAAACTAGTGCAATAATACCAACTAGTTTCTTTTCGTTAGTCTTTTCCATTATGGAAACTCCCTAAAATAGCTTTTAACGTCGATCCTTTCTGGACGTTTCATCAGTCGTAAATAATTTCCTTTACAATGCCTTCGAAATAACTGGGTAGGTTGAAAATATCAATAAAGTGTTCCCAATTTCTGCATTCAAGTGGCGTATCGCGGTAGACAAAGTCAGAAATCAGTCGGATCGCGTTCTTATTAGCAATCTTTTCTTCAGTCTTTCTGAACAACAATGAAAAAGGGTAGTACTGTTCACCATTAGGATCTCCATAAATGGCATGGGCCAGTTCGTGAGCTAGTCCAAATTCATAAGTTGCCTTCGTTTCATTCGGATTCATAAATATCTTGTTGAACACGCGGACGTACATATGTGTACCTGTAGTTGATAGCATATCCTCTACGTCAATATCGTGTCGGCGGGCGAGGTTAAGTAGGTAGTCTCTCAACTCTCTCAATTCATCGTTCAAACTACTTACCACCTTGTTGATTGTTGCGTGACATTTCTTTAGCCATGTTATATAGAAGCATCTTTTGGTCGTCTGTTAGTTCAGCACCACCAAACATCACAGGATTAACCTGCCTCAAAACTTCCTCTAAATCATTGGGCACTTCAGGTTCTGTGCTGGTAGGGTGCATCTTGTCAGTGTTACCTAATAGGTAGTCTACTGATACGCCGAGGACGTCTGCCACGGCTTGTAACGCATTGGATTGCGGAGTTTGGGTTTTCCACTTATAAATTGCATTTTCGGATAATCCCGCTTCAGTAGCTGTTCTTTTTTAAATTTAATCCGCGTTGTTTTGAAATTTCTTTTATACGTTCAAATGTTGTCATATCAAGGTTTTCTCCATAATATGATGAAATAAAAAGTATCCAAATGGATTTTTTAGTGTTTACAAAAGTATCCAAATAGATTATAGTTAATTCATCGAGTTAAACAGCAAGCAAAAATAACTTAAATATCAATTGCTTTTGGACGAGCTAACGTTGATATATAGGCTTTTGTAATGCTTATTTTTCTATGCCTTTATTGTATCCATTTGGATACTTAAAGTCAAGATAACTCTAATTTAACTTCATAAACAAGGAGGAAACACGTATGAGTGTTAAGGAAGCGCGTCGTACTTTAAAGCGAGCGTATAGTGATTATCAATTTCATTTAGATGAAAACGAAGTATCTCGGAAAGAACTTGCGGAGGTAATCGGAACATCGGAACAATATGTATCTCGTTTGGTTAATGGTCGTGAAGATAGCAAGGCAGCTAAGGAAAAGCTACGTAAATTGTTTGAATACACCGGATACCACGGTGACAACTGGCTGGCATAAATATAAAGGAGAAATAAACATGACAAACGAACTGATTAAGGTTCAAACGAACCAAGAAGGTGAGCAACGGGTTAGCGCTCGTGAATTGTATAAGGTGCTAGGAGTTGTAAAGCGATTCAGTACTTGGTTCAGTCAATACCAAGATATGTATGTTGAAGGTACTGATTGGACGGGCGTACCTGGAGGTACACCTGTTAAAGGTGGAAACGGAAGTGTGCAGTATCTTAACGATTTCAACTTAACAACAGATATGGCTAAGAATGTAGCGATGATGTCTAAGACAGCTAAGAGCCAAGAAATTCGAGACTACTTCATCGCAGTTGAAAAAGAACACAAGGCGTTGATGTCAGACCCACGTATTCAAATGGCAATGGGCTTGAAGTCAGCTCAACTGATGTTAGACCACAAGGACAAAATCATCGCAGAGATGACGCCCAAGGCTTTGTTTGCTGACGCGGTATCAGCTAGTCAGTCATCAATTCTGATTGGTGAGTTGGCAAAGTTGCTTAAGCAAAATGGCGTAGATATGGGACAGAACCGTTTGTTCGGTTATCTCCGTGAAAACGGTTATCTGGTTAAGCGACAAGGTTCAGACCGGAACATGCCAACACAGAAGAGCATGGAGCTTGGCTTGTTTGAGATTAAGGAACACAACCACATCAACTCTAATGGTGTGAACGTGACTACTAAGACGCCAAAGGTGACCGGCAAGGGACAACAATATTTCATTAACAAGTTTCTTGGTGAAACTAAGGCTTTATTGGAGGTGTAGAAGATGAAGAATTTAAAGAAGGATACGGATGTAGCTATGTACAAAAGTCAAAAAGCAGCTCAAAGACAATCTGAGGTAGCGATTAGTAAGGAATTGAGTGAAGACGAAGAATTACGAGAAATGACATTGCAGATAGTTGGATTTTTAAAGCAAGAACCGGCCAGTTATGCAAAAAAAGAAAGAGCACTCAAATTGGCTAATGAGTTGCTCTTTACAAAATTAGTGACTACTCGTCGTGGCTAGAGTTGTCTAAAAGAATGATTTTTATTTCTTTATTCAAGTCGAAGTGTTCTAATGCGGCTTTCTCTTGTAAATAATTATCATACTGTTCTTGGTTGGCACCGACAACATAGATGGTGTACAAGAATGGGTTCCCATTTTCATCTACATCAGCTGTATTTATTGTTCCGACATGTAGCAATTTCCATCCTTCTGCTAACTTTTCATTGGCTTGAGCATTAGCATTTAGGTCGGAAAATTCTAAAGTAAACATAATATCGTTCATTAGTTTTCCCCTTTTTGAAAAATTTTTGGAAAGCAAATGAACCTTTGGAAAATCGGATTCAAAAACGTTTCCATATTTAACTATACCACTAAACGGAGATAAGAAAGCGGAGAGTTAGGTATATGTCACTAGCAGAAATGATTAATAATGGCTTGCAATTAAAGGGTAATAAGACCCGATATTGGTTGGCACATGTAACGGGTGTATCTATCGCAGCGTTATATGACGTATCGAACGGAAAACGAAATAGGTTAACTTTACCGGCGATGGTTAAAGTGGCCATTGCGTTAGATTTAGATTTGAACCAATTAAAGAAGATTGATTGGGACAATCAAGAACAAGGAGGGAAAAATGGCAACTAAGTTTCAAATGACTGAAGACCAGCAAGCACGCAAGACTGAGTATGACCGCAATGGTTGGCCACAGATTATGACGCGTGAAGATATTGAACTGTACATGCAACGACAGTGGTTGACCATTCAAAAGTTCTACGGGAGTCGTCCTGATTGGCCCGTACGTAAGGTTGGTGAAGTGTGGTCAGTACCGCTAGATGATTGGCGAGGTTTCTTATCAGCTTTCTACACTGGACGTGTGTACGAAGGGTTAGCAGACGTGCAATACGGAGGCAAATATACAGATGACTAACTTATTGATGGGAATCGGATTGGTGTTGAGCTGGATTGCGATTGCAGGTGTTGCGTTGTACTTCGTCAGCAAGCTAGGAGCACATGCACCGGTCAAGCCACGATACAAGAAGCAGATTGAGGCTTACACCAACACACAAGCTAAGAACAAGTATATGGAGGATTAAAAATGCTATACATTGCACTTTGGGCAGCGTTCGGCGGTTTCGCGTTGATGATTATCGCAATCAATTTGTTGGAGTTGCTTAAGTGGATTTGGTTCAAGGTAATTGGCCCAGTTATCTACTATTCACTTGCTGCTATCTATTATGTAGTGACTGGTGACGCTGACTCCTTGCCACGCCGCTAACAAATGAATATGGGTCGCACATCGCAAGATGCACACCAACCACTTACACGTAATATTTTTTCTCTTACTGTTTGTCTCCTAACAATCTGTTGGTGTGCGTCTTGGGGTGTGCGACCTAAGAAAGGTGGAATATATGGATTTTGATATTGGATCAACTGGTGTTGCGAAGTTGCATTACAGCTTTGCACCAGCTAAGGAGTTTGACATCGAAGCAGAGCGTAAGCGCATTCTGCAACATAACGGTCATTTGGAACGCCGTACTACTTGGGTAGCGCCTGGCGAAAATCAGGTGAAGAGAGATGAGTACGAAAGTCGGTACCAAGTGTTCAAGAAGATGCAAGACGCAGGTAAATCAGCAAGTGAAATTGCATCAGCTATTGGAGTGTCTAAGGTGACGCTGTCATCGCTTCGTTATCGTGGACGTTACCAAAAAGAAAACGCCTAACGGCTGCAACCGTTAAGCGTCTGGGTATTTCAATTTAGAGGTTGAATACCCGTTCAGATTAACACAAGGAGAATGGTATGGCAATTTTTACTAACCGAGATTACGAACCAGATGATGATCCGGCGCCTTGGGGTTTTGATTGGCAAGGTGACAAAATCGAAGTTGGAGAAGAAGATGTTGTACTCATCAACAGTGAATACGTTCGCCTTGATGATGCAGCGGACTGGATAGTTGCCAATTCAACTCCTGTAAATACGGAGGATATGTAATGGCACAAGCCAACATCGACCGATACAAGGACAATGTGCGACGAACACTAGGCGACTTGTATTGGCAACAATTCACAGGTGAAGACAAGACGGTTATCAAACTTGCACTCCAAGATTTGCAAGTTGAAATCAAAGAAGCAGTTGAGCGATTGGAGGAGGAAGCGTGAAGTTTTACAAAGAAGGTGAAATTCCTAATGTGGGAAACATGTACTTTGTGTACGGTGGGAAGTCTACTGGAAAAACGTACATGGCCACACAGTTTAAAGGCAAGAAGCTAATGTTTAATTTTGATGGCTCAACGAACGCCGTTGCGAGTACAAAAGACATTCGGGTTATTGCATTTGAACATTCAGACGCACCAAACATTCAGCGTGATCTCATGTACTGGTTAGATAACCAGCTATACCAGGTCAATGAGAATGGGAAACGAGTACTTACTGATGAGTTCAGTGCAATCATCTTGGACAATGTCACAGCATTGCAGAACTGGGTTATCAATAATGTTGAAAATGCCAGCAAAGACGGACGTCAAAACTGGAATTTGGTACAAATGTGGTTCCGAGATTTAGCGATGTGGTTGCGGGGCACTAACTTACCTGTCTTGGCCACTGCTCACGAATTAAACACGGGGCTGGTTAATCCTATTGGATCGCCATTGTTCAAACCTGATATGAATGACAAAACATTCAATGCATTTGCAGCACCATTTGATGTGGTGGGTCATATCTCAATTAAGAACGGCGAACGCATTGTTGACCTTGACCCTGAAAAGGGAAATCAAGGTGCTAACCGACTAGACGATCGCAAAGAAGCGTTGGCTTCAGAACTAATTAACAACACAGAAAATAACGAGGAAAACTAATCATGGCATTTACTTTCAACTCAAACGATATTCAAGCACCCACTAAGCAATTGGCATTTGGAGGGGATTATCTAGTTAAGGTTCAATCTGCCGAGTATCAAGGCACAGAAGATAACCAACAACGTAAGACATACGGAGCCGACAAGTTCCACGTTGTATTCGAGGTTATGGACGGTACAGAAAAGGGTGCGACAATTCACCACTTCTTCATGGACGATTCATCAATCACTGCATACAACCCGTTCCGCTATCGAGAGATTAACGCCATGTTTGCTGGAATCGGTGGCATGAATGATGGTGTGGCCATTGAATTGAGTAACGTCGCACAATTCCTACCAGAAAAGATTTTGTCAATTCGAGTGAATGAATTTGAGAAGCGAGTTACTAACCAAGGTAAGACCGTATTCAATCCAGTAATTGCCGACTTCGGTACGCCTATTCAAGCGTCACTGCCTGATATGGCAATTGCACGACCAAATCCAAATGGTGCTGAACAATCAATCGGAGCGTTTGGCGGCGCACAGCCAACGTCTGCACCCACGCCATTTGACGCTGCCAACAATGCGGATCCATTTGCATAATGGCATATGCGTTCAAAATATCAGGCATTTACGGGGACTATGACGTTGTTGATGAGTTGAAAGTGGAAGAGTATGCAGAGTCATTGCCACAGGTGCATGCGCCTATTGACGACATTGAAGATTTCAAAACTCATCAGGCGCAGTACTTCACGCCGTCAAACCTAAAAGATGGGTTAACGCGTAGTCGAGATAACATCGCTGACATTCAAGGCATTTTATTTGACTTGGACAACGTTCCAGACCGTGACGAGTTGCAACACGATTTCTACACTCTGCTAACTAAGACGAAGTTGGAAGTTTATCTGTGGCTTACACCATCTGCAATAGCTATTGGCGACCACGAGAACGGCCACAGGCTATTTGTTCCACTTGAACAAGCAATTGACCCAAGGTTACTTGGGCAGTCAGTAGATGAGCTTACAATCGCTTTTGCAAAGGCCGGGTTTAACCTGCTCAACTACGGGGTAGACTTGGCCGCTTCAAAGACAGTTTCACGACTCATGGGTCTACCACTGCAGAAGAGCGGAACAATTGTGCCGTGGGACGTTGAAGAACGATTCCGATACAAGGTTAAAGCGGAGTTGAAGGAATCAGGATTTGTACCGATTATGGCTGGCGACGGTTTCAGTGGGCTTGATTCACCAACCGTTGAGAATCTCACGAGTTTCATCTCTGGTTATGTGGAAAAGCACAGTATCACCTTCAACAAGGGCGAGCGTGATAACAATTTAACCAGATTGATTGGTGGCGTTGCCAAAGCATTCTCAGGCGTTGCAGATGATGACTTACTTGAAGCAATGCAAAACGTTGGTGTGGCTCAACAGCTTGATAACCCCGTACGTGATGTGACGGCAAAAACAAGACGATTATTGAAAGGATAAAGTATGGACAGCAATTTGAAGCTCAGGTCTGTAAGGGCATTTGAGATTACAAAGATTCCCCACTCGTTAGATGACGTTCATGCAGGCAAAGGGACGACTGATTTCGTAGATAAGCTAGATTGGTTATCTTCGAATGTAAAAAACCTGACAAAAGACGGTGAACACGGCGACATCAAGTACACGATCAACTCTGTAACAGGATTTTCTAGGTGGTTGGTGAGTTTTGACGACTATGCCATCAAAGATGATTGGGGTTATCACTGGAATGGCAATTACTGGGAACGCATGAAGGTGAAACAAGTCTACAACATGATTGATGTAGCCATTATCACAATTGCTGACCTGTTGCATATTTCAAACAGTAAAAAGCGTGAGTTACAAAAAGACATTAAACCTTATCTGCTGGAGTTATCGCGAGATTTTGACGATTCCGTAAAGCCAAACTATATTGCCTTTAAGAATTGGACATTGAACGTTAAGGTTAATAACTTCTTTCCACCTGACAAAACCATAAACATTATCGGTGGATTCGATTTTGAACCCAAGCCAAATGATTACCCTGATACATGGGTAGCTTACGCTGAATATATGTTCGGTGAAAATGCACGCTTCTTTTGGGCTTGGATGGGTTACGCCTTCCAAAACGATATGAATTGGCGGCAGGGGGCGTTGTTCTTACTTGATCCAATCGGTGGAACAGGTAAAACGTACTTTGTAACTAAGGTGACTTCTGCGTTGTTTGGGTTTAATCGCATTGGCGCGTTCAAACTCAAGAATTTACAGAATGGAAAAGAACGTTTTGAAACATCTCGTTTCGTTGATAAGTCATTGATGATTGATGACGATGCCAGCGGTGTGCAGTTTAAAGATGATGATGTGTTCAAGGCGCTTTCTGGTGGCGGTTTATCACCCATTGAGCGTAAGGGTGTTGATGGTAGCGAATATCGTGTTACGGCTAAGATGATTATCAACTTGAACCAAATGCCGATATTCAATAATTCAGGTGCTATCACTCGACGCTTGCACATTATCAAGACTGTTGCACCTTTTGCTTCAGCAGAAGAAATCAAAATGCGTGACAACCTATTTCCAGAAGATAAGTTGATGAAAGAAATACCATCACTGGCAACGTTCGCTATTGAGATGTATCAAAAAGCAGTTGAAGAAGATTGGGAGATTATTGGCAATATTGCAGATGACATCGTTGCAACCGATCCATTTGTAGATTGGTTCAAAACAATGGAACGTGGTGAGTACAAAGCAGCTGAGCTTTATGACCGATATGTGGAGCATTATCACGGCATGGAGTTTGACGATAAGTATGACCCAATCAGCAAAAATGCGTTTGGTCGGAAGATGGCAAACTATGCAACGAAGATTCACAAAATGGACGGAAAATATTATCTGATTTAATTTATGACTGATTATGACCGAATATGACTGAAACCATGACGGATTAAACCGCGCCATATAAGGGTTATGACTAATATGACTGATTATTTTACTTTTTATCTTAAATATTTAAAAAAGATATTTATATATAAATATATATAGGAAACGGTCAAAAAACGGTCATTCGGTCATAAGCGTTGTTATCACTGGTGTTAATTGGTCATTAAATCGGTAATAAATCGTACATAAAATCGGTCATGGAGAATTTATGAGTTTGTTAATGGATAGTTTGGCGAATGCAACGCCAGTTTTGAAATTGCGAATCGAAACACCTGTTAAGTTCTCATCTGGGAATCAAATGGAGATGGGAAAAGGGCGGCTGTTTAGATCGCAGAGTTATCACGAATATCACAACTATTTGAAAGCACAGTTAGATGATATTTACGATGATTTAGGTTTTGAGCCAAAGGACGGTTGCGCATACTTCTTACGGACGATGTTCACATATCCGATACCGAAGTCATACGTAACGAGCAAGAAGGCGAAGTTGGAGTTTGACTCAACAAAGATACTGCCAATTACACGTAGCACGATTGATTTAGATAATTCCGAAAAGGGAACTAACGATGTACTGCAAGAAGTGTTTGGGTTCGATGATAGTCAGATAGTTAGCAAAGAATCGCATAAACGGTACTGGCTGGGCGATACTTACGTACTAGGTATCGAACTATATGAAATGCCATCGGGCGTTGAGATTGAATTTTACGAATGATAAGCAGCCAAGGGTGGAAAGACTGTGAGCCCGTATGGAGGAGATGAACATGGGTAAGAAGATGCCAATGTATGTCGTGTTCAACATGAGCATGGGAAACAATCACCACACACCAGTTGCGACAGGTGATGATTTAGATGAGTTGCTGGTGCAATATCATGGCAAGGCGTATTAAGTCATGGCAGTTAAGACAGTATTTGAACGGGAGGAATGGTAATTATGGGAGTGACTGCAAAGCAGATGAAGCAATACGCAAAAGACCATGGATACCTAAACTGGTTTGAGTTCCGTAAAGACGTTGGTCCCAACGAAGCGCGTGAAGCATTGAAGCAGATTGAGTTGGATGATCATGCGTAAGTATTACTATTTCCGAGATAAGCAAGGCTACTTCAAACTCGCTTATACTCCAGAAGGTGAGCGTGTGATTGCGCGAACGCGGAATAAGCGGCAGGCATATCGAATAAGTAGCGAATGGCTCATCAAACATATGGTCAGCAAGTGGTTAGTTGGGTAGAAGAAGGATAAACAAAAAGCGCCAGACAGAAGTCCAGCGCCAGGTAAAAAAATTTAAGGTAAGCTCATTTTAACATGGTTCGGAGGACGGAGGAATGGCACTTTTACCAGCAGTGAATGAGAAGGCAACAAGAGCAGCGGTTCGAGAGTTTTTTGATAGAGAGTGGCCACGTATCGTGAACATGGCTGATATGGGTTATGTTGATTTGAAGTCAGTTAAAATTTCAGACATGCCAAGTGCGCGATCATTCGGTAATGCTAACGATGAACGACTTACCAATCACGCTAACGCTGTGTACTACTACGATGCCGTTGTCCATGCCATTAAAGTCATGACACAGCCACACAGGCACTTCATGTGGTTACGATACGTCCGACACTTAGAATGGTTACAAGTAGAAGCGCTGACTGGTTACAGCACTAGACGTGGTCAAGAGATTATCGACGAAGCATTTCTGTTGTTCGCTGATAATTTTTCTGACGTCAATGATTTACGAGTTAAAGAATAATTTGGAAAGCGCGTATATGGTTCATGAGTGCCTCATGCAAGGTGCGGGTGTTCCAAGTTATTATGATAGAGTACCAAAGTTGAAATAAAGCATGTGTGGCGGAATAGGTCATCTGTCAGGTGCAAATCCTGACCACATGCATATAAGACACAAGGTTATCCAATCGGGTAGCCTTTTTATTTTGCACTGAAAAGGAATATATATGCTTACGTTAGATGAAAAAAAGATACGCAAAGGTCGTCCAGTCGGTTTGCCCTATATTGGTAGCAAGAAAAAGATTAGCAAGAAAATAGTTGAAATTATCAAACAAAATTTCGGTACGGATAAAACGGTATACGATTTATTTGGTGGTGGTGGGGCGATAACTGCTGAACTACTTATCAATGATATGAGTGTTGTTTATAACGAACTAGACAAAACAGTTGCCGATATGTTTTGTGCTGCTTTAGTTGGAGATAGAGAGTGGGTTAAAACGCTGATGATTAGTCGTGATGAGTTTATGGCGATTAAGAAAAAAGAAATCAAAAGTGTGGATGATGAATTGAAGTTGTTAGTTAACTCATTTGGCAATGATCGCAGCAGTTATTTGTACAGCAAGGAACTGTCTGATGTTAAGTATAATTTAGCAAAACAAATAGTTGATATAGATGATGTCTTTTCGGGATATAAACAAACGGATACTTATAAAAATGCAGTAAAACAAGTAGAAAAATTACAACAATTAACACAATTACAACAATTAACACAATTAGAACAATTACAACGATTACAACAATTGGAACAATTACAAGAATTACAACGATTAGAAGTAAATAACAAAGATTACCGTGCTTATTCTGAATTGAATGGTGCGGTTATTTATTTAGACCCACCTTACGAAAATTCTACTAACAAGTACAAAGGCGGTTCATTTGATAGTATTGCGTTTTATGATTGGGCATTTGAAATAGCTAAAAATAACACTGTACTAATTTCTAGTTATGAAATTTCGGATCCACGGTTTGAAGTGGTATATGAATTTAAAACAGCACGAAGCACTTTACAGGGTGGACATTCAGGAAAACGATATGAAAAATTATTTATGGTTGAAATGGCATAAGGCAATGATTGGTAAATCGCTGTCTTTTTATTTTTAACTGAATAGGAGCGACGACATGAGAATGCATAGGTGTGCAGAGATTGGTTGCCGTGAGTTGATTAAACCAAGTTGGACATACTGCCAGCCACATTATGAAGCACGCATGAAGAAGTATGTACATGCTAAGCAGGTGAATGCAGACCTTAATGCTCAGACATTACGTGGGCAGTATGAACTATCACAGGCAACCAAAGAGTATGACAGTACAAGGCGCCAAGAGCTTCATGATGGCTTCTACAATACCAAGCAGTGGAAGAAGATAAGCGCATACGTTAAGAGCCGTGATGGTTATGCTGACGCAGTTGACGGTAGGTTATGGGACGACGGTGAGTTGATAGTGGACCACATCATACCAAGACGACTACTGACTAAGGATAAGCAGTTAGACACAAGCAACTTATGGCTACTGACTAGAGCGCAACACAATCACAAGACATCAGTTGAGAAGAAGTTGAGTGAGAATGTGTTAAAACATGCAAGCCGTGACTGGTGGCGTAACGTATTGCGTAAGAAGCCATAGGAGCGCGTGTGAGACGTTTTTACATCTTGGTGAGTAATTAGCTGATTGATAATTAAAAATCGTTTATACCCCCGCCCACGTTGCTTAGAAGATAACCGAATATCAAATAGTGCCGTCTCTTCAACACGCTGCAGTTATTATTATTTTTTGGATTGAAAGGAGGTGAGACCGTGCCACGAAAAGCAAAGTTAACAAGCGATGAATCGGATCGTAAAGACCAACGTGAGCGCACAGAGAAGCTTCACATGACGTTGGAAAGTGCTGATAAGCTATCTGAGATTGCACCGCAACATTTGACTGGTGAGGCCAAGAAAATGTGGGAAACAATCGTGCCTTTTTTAAATGAATCAGGTTACGTCATTAATGCTGATAGTTCAGCAGTTGAGACATTGGCCATGAATTACCAGATGTTGCGTGAAGCATATGAGTCAGTGAAGTCCATTGGTATCTTGTATGAAGCAGGCGAGAAGTATTTTAAAAATCCAGCTGTTGGAATTATTAATTCAGCAACTAAGGTTATTAAATCGGTTGGGAGTGATTTAGGATTATCACCGCAAAGTCGAGCAACCTTAATTGATATGGCTAGTTCAGACGATGATGATACCCAAGATTGGGCAACTCATTTCGGGGGTGAATAATGCGGAAGTATAAAGAATTATTTGAAAAATACCCAGACGATCCAGCGTTAACGTACGCAGTTGATGTCTTGCGTGGTCGAATTGTTGCCGGTGAGAAAATCAAGCGTGCAGCGGAACGACACATTTCAGACTTGGAACGCATTAAAGATGATGCTGGATTTATCTACACATATAACGCTGATGAGGCAAAGAAGATTATTGAGTTCGCAACGTTGCTGAAAGATGTAACGTCAGGTGAACCCTTCAATCCTTCGCCTTATCAGCGTTTTATTTTGGCCATGATTCAAGGGTGGCGTAATCCTGAAACACAAGGTATGCGGTTTAAGAATATCTTCATCAGCATGGCGCGAACGAATGGTAAGACACAATTGTTGTCAGCTTATACCTTGTACAATTTCCTGTTTGGATTTCCAAAGGTTAATCGACAACTAGCCGTTTCAAGTATTGATATTAGTCACACGAAACCACTGTATAAGTACATGACTTATAACTGGACGCAATTGCAAAATGGTCCTTTTAAGAAGTTGGCCAAAATGTGGGGCGTTGAATATAACCAAAATGAAATGCGTATTGAATCACAGTCGACATCAATGAAGCGCTTATCTGCTCAAGGTAGTGATTCCGATGGAGACCACTACACAACAGGTATTGTTGATGAGTATCACTTATTTGGCCAAGGTGAACGTAGTTTTGTTAATTCAATGACTTCTGGAATGGTCAATAACCCAACTGCCCAAATGTTTTACATTTCAACGGCTGGGTTGGATCCAAATACACCGATGTTTGAGGACTACAAACGTTATGCCAAATATCTTGAGAATGGTAACTGGCACGAGATTGATAAAGACTTGGTGCTTATCTGGGAACAAGATGATGAAGATGAGGCATATCTACCTGATACTTGGCCAAAGTCTAATCCGTTGATGGAATTGCCGAATATGCGCAAGAACTTAACAGAAGGAATGATTACTGAACGTGACGCTAAGGTGGCACAGGGCAAGTTATCTGACTTTATCGTTAAGAATATGAACATGTGGCAAAACGCCAAGGATAATGCATTCCTGCCGCTTGATTTGATTCAAGGTGCAATTATTGATGAGTTCAATATGTTTGGTCGTGACGTGTTCATCGGATTTGACTACTCGCAGACAAATGATGATACGTCTTTGGCGTTCATCTTCCCGTATATCGGGAGTGATGGGCAACAAAAGTATCATCTGTACCAGCACAGTTGGGTGCCTATTTCCAAGGCAGGCAGTATCGAAGCCAAGGAACAACGGGATAAAATCGATTATCGTGATGTTGAAAAGCATGGATTTGCTACCATCACTCGTGACCGCTTTGGTTTGATTGATGAAGATGAGGTCTTTAATTGGTTGCTAACGTTCATTGAACAGAATGATTTGAATGTTCAAGCGATTTTGTATGACCAATGGGGAACTGGTAAGATTATTCGCCGAATAGACGAGATTAAGAATGAGTTTTTGATTATCCCTGTGCGTCAAGGTATCAAATCTTTGAATGAACCAACAAAATTTCTACAGTCACAATTCATCAAGCAGAATATTACGATGTTAGATGACCAAGCAATGCAGCAAGCATTGGTTAATGCGGTTGTTGTTTCGGATAACAATGGAATTAAGGTCGATAAGAACGTCAATTCTCAAAAGATTGACGTGGTTGACGCGATTATTAACTCCTTTTATGAAGGGCAATGGTACAACACTGAATTTACAAACGCAGATGTCAAAGAGAAATCGTTCTTCGATGGCATGTCACCCGAGGAAATCAGTGATTATTATATGAAACTTACTTTTTAAGTAGAAAGGAGAGCAAATATGGTTACATACATTCCACTTATTTTACTTTTAATGGGTTTCGTTACCCTTGCAGTAGGCATGTTCCTATGGAGCGTCATTGCTGGGTTGATTGTAGCAGGTATTCAGCTTATAACATTGGGTTTCTTTACCGGCGTTGCTTTAAATGGTGACAAACAATGAGCATTCTAAACAACATTTTTAATCCAAGTGGTGAAGTTCGTTCAAGCCAATCAGTGTCCGCCGGGTCAGTGGCACCATTCATCATCACTGGTAATTCTTTGAAACCAGCTGAGTTGGTTAGTGCGGACGTTGCCCTTAAGAACAGTGATTTGTATGCAGTTACAAGCTTAATCAGTGCAGACATTGCAGGTGCTAAGTTTCAAGGTAATTCACCTTTTATTGAGTTGCTAAACCAACCAAGTACCAAGGTTGCCTCATATAACCACTGGCAGACCTATCTACTCAATGTGTTGCTTAACGGTAACGGAATTATGCTTATCAAGCGAAAACTAGACGGCACCCCAGTTGAATTGATTAACGTACCTACATCATCAGTTGTTATCGACTTAGACGATGTAACAGGTGAAATCACGTATAAGGTTAATTCATTTGCGGGGTTACAAGGTGGTACGTATTCAGCTTCTGACGTTATTCATACACGTATTATGGCTTATGGCTCAAACCAATTAGATAACTTGCTGGGTCACAGCCCGCTTGAAAGTTTGGCCACTGAGTTGCAACAACAAACTGTAAGCAATCGGTTGAGTTTGGCAACGCTGCGAAATGCAATTAATCCGGCAACGGTTTTGAAACTGCCAGAAGCTGGTCAGATGACAGATGAAGTAAAAGAAGCTGTTCGAAAGAATTTTGAAAAAGCTAATTCGGGTGATAATTCAGGGCGCACAATCATTTTAGATGAAACGGCCAACCTATCCTCAATTAGTATTAATGCAGATGTTGCTAAGTATCTATCTCAGCTTGATTGGGGTCGCACACAGATTGCTAAAGCGTTTGGAGTTCCTGATTCGTATCTTAACGGAACGGGTGATCAACAGAGTTCAATTAATATGATTTCAGCGCTATATGTTAACGGATTGAACAAATATATCGAGCCAATGTTGTCAGAAATTAACACGAAGTTAGGTGGTAACATTTCCATAGATATGCAGTCAATCATTGACTACGGAAACCAACAACTAACAACCAACTTGATTAACTTAGTTGATAAAGGCATTGTTGCGGCTGAAGAAGCTCACGCTATTCTTCTGTCAAAGGAGGTGATATAGCATGACAGAGACAGAATACAGAGCTGTCCCACTTGATGTGGGTGAACTACGAGCGAGCCAAAATGATGACAGTATCGGGCAAATTGCAGGGTACGCCATTATTTGGGACACGCCGTCAACAAACCTACCGTTTACAGAAGTAATTAAGGCTGGGGCTTTGGACGGTGTAGACCTATCAAGCGTTTTGGCATTGTACAATCACGATTTTGCTAACGTGCTTGGTCGTGTTGACGCAGGCACACTGAAACTGGCCGTAGATGATCACGGCTTACATTTTGTGTTGGATATTCCAGATACCACGTTAGGTCACGATGTTTACACGAACATTAAGAATGGTAACCTCAAAGGTCTGTCATTCCGATTCACGATTGCTAACGGTGGTGAGACTTGGAAACAAATTAACGGACAGCCAACACGAGTTATCTCAAAGATTGCAACAATGCGTGAAATCAGTTTGGTCAGTGTGCCGGCTTACGATGACACTAGCGTTGAAGTGACCCGCTCATTTAAGGAATTCACGAAGCAATCTCAATACAAGGCTAAGGCTTTAGTGGTCTTACATACTTATGAAATCGACATCGGTTAATCTGGTGCCGGTTTTTATTTTACTCACAGAAAGGAAATCACATGGAACGACTAGACAAGTTGAATGAAGAGTTGGCGGAAAAGAAGTCAGTTTTGAACTCAAAGATTGAAGAAGTCCGTGCTGGTGCAGAAGATAACGCTACTGACGTAGCCGATGTTCAAGCTGGTATGGAAGAAGTAAAGCAACTGAAGGAAGAAGTCGAAACGTTGACAGGCCAAATTGAGACTATCAACGAAGCATTGGATTTGGAGCCTGAATCCGAGCAAGAAGCACCCGCAGAGGACGCTAAGGAGCCAGCAGAAGACGCTAATCCAGAAGATAAGCGTGATGGGGAAGATGACGACGTCATTATTCCCGATGACACAGCAGACGAAGATATTAACGCAGCAGAAGAGACACGTTCAGGAAAGGACATTACAAACATGGAAGCAGTTATTGGAAAGCAAAACTCAGCATTTGAGGACTTTTTGAAGTCAGGGGAAGTACGTGATGGATTGACTACGGTTGAAGGTGCCGTTGTAATCCCTAAGGAAATTTTGGACATTCAAAAGGTCCCAAATGATCCAACGCAATTGGCATCATACGTTAACCGTGTTGCCGTTACGTCAGGAGTAGGTTCACTGCCAGTATTGGCTAAGAACACTGCACGATTGGCTTCAACAGCTGAATTGGCGGAAAACCCAGAATTGGCAAAGTTGTCATTGACGGGTGTTGATTACAAGGCGTTGACATACCGTGGTGTATTGCCAGTGTCAATGGAAATGTTGCAAGATGCACCTGAAATTGAATCAATTGTTTCAGCTTATGTATCAGAGGCGAAGGCTTTGACGGAGCAATACAAGATTGGTGAAGTGTTGCAAAAGGCGCAAGCAGTTGCTGTATCAGACGTTGATGGTATCAAGGACGCCTTCAACAAGGGGTTGTCAAATTACAACCGTATGTTCGTTGTATCTGAGTCATTCTTTGCTGAAATCGACAAGGTGAAGGACGCTGATGGTCGCTACTTGTTGCAAGACTCAATTACTTCACCATCGGGTAAGCAATTGTTGGGTGCCCCAGTAGTTGTAGTTGCCGATGACGTTCTTGGTAAGGCTGGTGAAGCACATGCGTTCGTTGGTGATGTGAAGGCATTCGCTTTGGAGGCTATGCGTTCAGACATCGCTGTTGAGTGGCAAGATGACGACATCTTCGGTAAGAAGCTGGCCGTTGCATTGCGTGCCGATTGGCAAGTTGCTGATGCGCAAGCTGGTAAGTTCTTGACTTTTGCCCCAGCCACAGCACCAGCAAAGTAAGCTAACAAATAAACATTTTTCGGCAGCTATGTAGCCACATGGCAAATACGTAGGCTGTGATACCGCTATAGAATGATAACAATACAGGGCTAATCCCTTGAGCGGTTATTCAACAGCAAACATGAAAGGAGGCCACCAATGGCACTTATTACAGCAGAGCAATTGGCAAATGAGCTACATATTGACCAATCACCTGAAGAACTTGCTACGTTAGGTACCTTACTCAAGGACGCCAGTGCAATTATTCGTGGCTCAATTGATTCACAGTTGACGGAACAGGCAGCCTTTGAGTTGGCCTCTGAACAATTTAATCGGTTGGTTGGTAGCGTAGCGACATCTTTGTACTATGACAGGGCGCTCACAAATGGATTCTCACATGGTCAGATGATTATCTTGCAACAATTGACGGGAATCGTTAGAGGAGGGGCTTAATGGCAACGTTTAAACCTGCTGATTTCAACCGTAAGGCTGACTTCGGTACAGTGGAATCTAAACAAAATCCAAATAATGGTTCCATTAAGAAGACCTTCGTCAATCAATTTAGCTTATGGTATGCACCTAAGACCCGCACGTTGAACCAACAGTACCAAATTCAAGGTACAGCGCTGGATAATACTAAGGTCATCGTGGTACGCCATAACACCGCTGTGGAAGGTATTAAGGTAGCCCAGATTGACGGCGTGATGTACGACGTTGTGCAATACTCACCAGATGAATCTAACGCCATTATTACGTATGACTTCGTAACTCTAAAACGGAGGGCATAAGTATGGGAGAGGAATCATTAGAGGACATTTTGAACGCCATAATTAGTGATGCCGAAGCATTATCAACATAGATGACGGTTGAGGATAAGGTAAAACTCACTAAGGCGGACGCTAATGTTTTTGCCAAGGAACTTGAATCCGAATACATGGCTAATCACTACCGCCATCGCACAACGGGTAAAGACCCATATTTGGCTGAGTCAGTTATGACACAGAATGCCAATGTAGATGGTATGAAGAATGGTAGCTCAACAGTTAGGTTCTCAAAGAACAAGGCTTATATTGCTAATTTCATTGAGAATGGTACGAAATTTCCGATGTACACAGCAAAAGGACGTAAGTATAAGAAGGGTGGCCAGGTTGCTATTAACGGTGACCATGCCATCGATAACCTACGTAACGACTCACAGTTGCAGGCTAAGGTTGTTGAAGCTCAGACAAAAATATACGAGCAGATTATCAATAGGAGGAACAATCAATGACACCAGTGGAAGAAATTAAAAACGTGGTTCATTCAGTAATCCCCGATTGGCAAGTATACTTCTACGCTATCCCTGAGGAAGTTATCGACAATAAGAATGTCACCCAAGTGCTGATTAGTGAGAGCAACTCAGACATCACGACATTTGGTGGTAACACATTCTTGACTGCCGTGGGTATTGGTATGGTGCGCATCAGGGATTTGTTTCGCCGGTTGGTCGTTGGTTTGGTGAGGAATATTCGATTGACCAGTTTGTGGCGTTGATTGATGAATTGCGTGGAGTTGATCGTCAGGAGGGTATTCCTAAGAAGCGCGTGCAACGATTGTATTTGCCGGGGGATGCCAAGAGTTGGAATGTTTACCGGGCTGGTGGGCCTTGGAGCGTTGGCCATCAGGTTGGTCAGTTGCAGCCAGCTAAGTTTGGTGGATTGGATTGTGAGGTATTGGCATGGAAGATTTCGGGTATTGTGGCTGTAATTAAGACAAAGGATTTCGGTGTCGTTGGTATATATGTGGCTGTCGGTTCTATTCACCCGTTTTTTTGTTGTCAGCTTTGGAAAATCAAATGGTATTCTAAATTCAAGGACCATCAACTTAAAACAAGTTGGGAACTAAGGGGAAAATGAATGTCAAAAAATTTAAGTGTAAAATCGATAGCAGAAATAGATATGCAGAGCAGTTTTGAATTGAATGTATTTGCAACTCAAGATTTTAATAAGATAGTCGGGGCATTTGAAACTAATTCTTATCATGGCGATGACTATGAGGTGCCTTTTTCTGCTAATAATTTGGTTCCAGGCCATCTGACGTATGATCCTGAAGACGGTGGCCAATTAGACATAGCTGGAAAGTTTATCGACCCTGAATTTGATCGAAAAGTTCCTATGATTATTAACTTTGGAGATTGGCTAAAAAACGATCAAGATGGCACTGTAAAGCTATTTCTACTGAGTTGGGATAAAAAATACTTAGTCATAGTTGATAAGTTTCAAATTATCAGTTGGAAAGATGGTACAAACGGGCCAGGGACCGCTTTTCTGACACATTCGTTTAGGATTAGTGAAGTGTCTGATTACGTGTCTGATTTGTATAAAAGAAGCCAGTTGAGAATAGATAACCTAGCTAATTTTATGAACTGGGAAAGATATTCAGTGAAAGACTCATATCACACGAAAGACGAGAGAAACGGAATGGTCTCTGTTCGTGCGTTACCCGAGGACGATGTAAAAATTGATTTTCAACGTGTACTAAGTAGTGAGCGTTACTATTGCATTTTTGAGGGCGAACCTTTGAAAATAGAAATTAAATCGGCAACAGTCGGTAACCTTTTTGGAGTTCGTAAGATTCATCAACAGGAAATAAACATTAAATTCGAAACCTACTTACAGGTGATTCCAATGACGACCAGGAAAACTCCATTATTTTTTGATCGATTTGGAAGAAGTTTCGCAGTTCTGTTATCGCTTCTGATGATGAATAACTTGAAAGTGCGACAAAATATGTTGGGTGTTAGAGTTCCATCGCACGGATTAAAACCGATTCAGAATTTTAATATTCAAAATTTTAAAGGTTATGAATTCAAGGAAGACGTTTCAATCTCCGCCATCCAGTTTATGGATATTCCGGATTTTCAAGATTTGATATTGAGGTGGAGTGAAAGTGAGAAGCTGAGAGTCTTAGGTATTACACTCATTAATATTTGGGATGAGAGACACACTATTGCAGTTCGACTGAAGGAATTGGTTGCGGCAATTGAAATTTATTATCACGATGATTATAAAATCGTGAAAAACAAGTACGGAAAACAACAGGAAAAAGCACTGTCGGCAAAAGAATCTGTTGAGAAATTTATTAATGAGATTGGTGACAATCAAGAAATGGACCGTATCATCGGTGATGTGGAGGCGTATGCTAAGAAATTAATTGATTACCGCGTATTATTTACACATGGCACCCGGAAACAAGGGATTCCGGAGGATGCGTCAGAACCGGATGTGTTTTTGGAAACGTTCAATCTCGGGTTCATTATGCGAGCGTTCATTTTGAATAAGTTAGGCATTAATTTGGAGAGAATTATTTCCATTCTAGGGAGGCAATGGATGGAATAACGCGAAAACAATTAAGTTAGACTTAATTGTTTTGAACTTTTTGCTGCTTTTTCGATTGGTTCGTTGTATACTTATTTAGTTGAAAAAATTCAGCAAAATAAAGGGGAAAGGATGGAGTGGCATAAACATGAAAAAGAATGTAATTAGCTTTTTCGCTGGAGTCGGCGGAATTGATATTGGGTTCTCACAAGCCGGTGATTTTGAAACTGTCTACGCCAACGAGTTTGATAAGAACGCACAACACACGTTTGAAACGAACTTTGGTGAAGAAATTCTTGATCGTCGCGATATCCGTACAGTTGAGCCTGACGAAGGTCGTCTAGGTGAAGTTAAGGCTGATATATTGCTTGCGGGATTCCCTTGCCAGCCATTTAGTATTGCAGGTTACCGTCGAGGTTTGGATGATGAACGAGGGGACTTGTTCTTTGAAACACTTCGAATTATCAAGGAAAAGCAACCTAAAGTTGTCTTCCTTGAAAATGTTAAGAACTTGGTTACACACGATCACGGAAACACATTTAAGGTTATTCGTGAGTTCCTGGTGCACACCGGGTATTACATCAAGTGGAAGGTTCTTAACGCTAAGGAATACGGTAATGTTCCTCAAAACCGTGAACGTATTTACGTTGTCGGATTTAAGGATCGCGATACGTATGAAAAGTTTGAGTTTCCTGAGAAGATTCCTTTGACTCAACCATTGTCATCAATTATTGATTTTGATGCTGAGGTTGATGAAAAGTATTACTATCGTGAGGGAAAGCAACCGTTTTATGCTGAATTGGAGAAAGATATTAATTCTTCAGACACAGTTTACCAATGGCGTCGCCAATACGTTCGAGAGAACAAGAATGGTGTTGTACCAACGTTGACTGCTAATATGGGTACGGGTGGTCACAACGTACCTTTGATTAAGACATTGGACGGTCAAATTCGAAAGTTGACGCCACGTGAAACGTTTAATGCTCAAGGTTATCCTGAAGATTACAAGTTGCCTGAAGATGCTTCTAATGGAGCACTTTACAAGCAAGCTGGTAATTCAGTTGTTATTCCTGTTATTAAGCGAATTGCAGAAAAAATTGAGGAGGCTGTGGACACGGTGGATGCACCTGATTTGCCATTGCCACAAACTGAAAATAAGATTGCCTTGATTTGGACTAAGATGTTGGGCCGAATGGAAGGGGCGTCATATCCAGTTGCCTTTTTCGATGATCAAGAAGAGCTTGTTGATTTTGTAAAAGCCGGTCACGAAGACGGGGCAGTTGCAACTTTGAAGTTCTTTGAGAATGAAGATTTCTTTGAAGCTATCCGTAAGGGTGGTAACTACGAATTCTTTACTGAAATTGGATAGTATGAAGAAAACGTCAGACGGAAATTATTCCGCCTGGCGTTTTCTATTTTGGTAGTATATTATAATCTTATGAATGCCATAATAAGGGGTAAGTTAATGCACACGTATCAAATTGAAGTCGCTATTTTTGATCAAGAATCTTTTGTTGCGGAACTTGCAGAGTTTTTCGAAGAGTCGTTCGAAGGTGTGTTGGATTGGACGTTTAAAGATTAGATACTGAAAAGGTGCGACTTCAACGTTGCACCTTTTTTAGTTGTATAATGAATGACATTATGAAAATAATCATTAATTGGAATTCTATAAATATGGAGTCATGATATGAATTATTACGTTGTATTAACTGATTGGCGTAATTCTGGCATGTTAGTACATGTGGTTGAAAATGAAGCGCTTATTTTTCTTACCCGGGCATGTGGTTACCGTTTAACTTTGCTCCGTATATTCAATCTGGCATAGAAGAGGTTGATGAGGAGTATCGTGAAGTGAGTCGCGATGAAGCGTTTGAATTAATTAAAACGCTTCATTTTCCGGACGGTAAAGACTGGTATGACTGGTCAATAGAACAATAAGTTGAAAGGTATAAGCATGTGGAATCATCTACCATCTGAAAAAAAGCAAAAATATCAAATGCTTATTACTAATTTCGCTAGTTTGAGCGAAGCTTTTGCGCAAAAATCCGAAGGCGATATGGGTACAGTAGCGCCGACTGTAAACTCTAAATTTCAAGAGACAGTGTTTCAACGAGCTTTCGATGCAGTCGCGGAGGACATTTCAAACTCTTCATATGACGCGTCGATTCGACTAAGTGAAGAGAAAAAGTATTTAATTGGGATTAAGTCCTTTGGAATTGGTTCCGGTGATCAGAAGATTGCCCAGTTTAAGGCAGATAGCGCTGCAAACAATTGGTCTAAAACGTTTGAACGAATCAGTGAACGTGCGCAAAGGGCAAGTACAAAAGAAGAAGCAGATAGATTAAATCATGATGACTATCTGGCCTTAGCAAAACAATTAGCTGGGTTACGTAACGCACGAATTGAGTCTTCGAAAGAAATGTTAAAAGGATTTCGAGCTTCGGGTGATACAAAGGTTGAAGCTGTGTATCACGTGTTGATGCCATCGAAAAAAGGTAACAAACCTCAAATTCATGTCGGTGAAACAACATATGCATCCATTGATATAGAAAACATCAAAATTCTGGGTTCGACAACAAAAAACAATCCTACCAATTTCAATTTCGAGGATGGCATACACAAGTACAAGTACACTTCCGCGGATAGTCAGTTGTTGATGACTTTTAATAATAGTGACATCGTTGTAGAAACGTGGGATGTCCATTATGTAGATGATGCATTTGCTTTGTTTGAACACTTGCACGAACGTACAAATGAGCTGAAAAAAGATCCTTGGAATAATGTTATTGATTCAGTGTCGTGGATGTTGACGAACGCTGATGGTCAGGTAGAAGGAAGTTCTGGCTTCAATGCTTGGGACGGAGCACCTAAGACAGGGAAGGACCAACGGAAAAAAACGATTGACCATTTGATGCTTGAGTTACCGGAGATCACTTCTGTAGAAAATGCACGGAAAATTGTTAATGAAATGACCGACTTGCTACTTAATGGGAACTTCAACAAGCTTAAAAGAGATCGTGTGATTTCAGAAGTGGAATCACTTAATGATTATGGCATCACGTTGCGTGTTAAAAAGGCGTTGTATCGTCCGGTTAGTGAACTATACATTCCTGTACCGGATGCACGGAATTGGAATACTAATCATCCAGACTTCTTTGGTATAGGTGTGGGGCTACTTAAGTCTGACAATCCAAAGAAGTTAGCTTTAGATAAGCAGAACCGCACGTTTAATATGGAATTTCTAGCATCTGGGGATGTGGTCGATGCGTTCCTAACTCAGGATTATGGTAAAGGAATCCAATCACTAGGTGATCAACAAATTTTGGGTGAATGGATTTTGAGAGGAGTTTTCCAATTGGGCGAGCGAGAACCACTAACTGCGAAGCGTCTAACGGAACTGCACATTAATGCTATTCGGATGAATAAGTATGAAGATAGTGAGCGTGGAATTGGATTAGAGTTTATTTGGATTGATCCCGAAAATCCGCCTAAAGATGCTTGGGGATGGGTTGTTAATAAATAAGAGGTGAGAAAGATGAAATTTGGAAATCCAACAGATTACGGTAACCTGGACTTAGGACCGGCTGCAGTTGATGACATAGCTACATCAGTGAAATTCGTTCAGGATATGAAAGATTCCGGTTGGCAATTGCCGGATAGGTTTGGGCAGGATGAACATCGGGATCCCTTAGAATTAAGAAATAATCAATTTCAGGGAAAAGTTGCAGAATTCATGGTTTACAGATGGCTTCAGTTGCAGGGAATTGAGACGTTAAAGGAACCGACCATTGATGCGTGGAAGAAAGGTGAGTCTGACCCAGGTTATGATTTTGAAATGAAAAAAGTCGACGGCAACATATTTCGACTTGAGGTTAAGTCTGGTGGAGAAAAGTCTCGGAATCTGGCTCTAGAAGTACAAAAATGGGGTGTTGAAGACGGACCTGATGGGACTCCAAAACTGAAATACAATGTTCCGAAAGAAAAAGTGCATGGCGGGAGAAATATGTCTCCATCTGCATTCGTTTTTGTATCCGTTTCCTCTAATTTCGATGCCAAGAATATAACTGCGACCATTGCAAGTGGCAAAATTATTGGCGGAGTATACCCTACCATGGTGATTGATGCAATTGAACATTCGACTGACTCAGTAAACAATGTATTTCCAAAAGGAAATCGAATATTTGGGAAGCCTCTCCAAGTATCAAACTATGTATGGGGCACACGTGTGACAAAACAGAGGGGTTCAAAATTTCACATGATAAATCCAGACGAATTATTTGAGTGGATTTTTAAAGTGTTAAGGAAGTAATGAATAAAATGGCGTTAGTAATAAAGTATAGTAAAGATAATATTGTTCGAATGGTTGGAACAAAACCGAGCTTTATTAATGCGAATCATGTTTATCAAATTCGCAATGAGGTAGTACCTGGTACGCCGATTTTTGTGTTAACGGGAGGCGACGCAGGCAAAATCAAAAATAGACCTGAACCAGGCGTTTGGGGGGATTGGTGTGGTTTCGGATGGGACAGTTGATGATCCCAATCCGGGACAAAAATATAATTACTATAAATTCAATATCCGAATCGAAAAGTGGTTTGATAAATCCGTTACGCAGTCTGATTTAATGTATTGTCCTCAAACCTTTGACACCAGTTCAATTGGGCCAAGCAGTAAAGGTGAAAAAAATCAGGCTCTGTCGTTATTAGTTGGCTGCTCTTATGCTAGATTTACGGACAGATTTTTCTCTGCCCTGTAAACTAATAGCAGAGGAGCATTTTTTATATGATTCGATATTCACCAGAATTTAAGCAATCTCTTGTCGAGATGCACAACCAAGGGCGTTCTTACACTGAACTAGCCGCTGAATACGGGCCTTCGGCCGATTCAATCCGTAACTGGGTCAAATTGTACACAGTCCACGAAGTGGACGGCGAAAAATGGACGCAAGCTGATGTAAACGCATTACAAAAGGAAAACGCCAAACTTCGCGAAGAACTTGAGATTTTAAAACGAGCCGCGGTGTTGCTTTCGAAGTACAATTAACGCAAAATCGCGAGTTAGGACTGGAAATCATTGACCGGTCACTCGCAATGGGACACCGCATAACAAGCGTTTTATCGGCTTTGAACATTGCTCGAAGCACGTATTATCAATGGAAAAACTGGCAACCTAGCCAACGAGAAACACGGAGTAATGCTCTGAAAACGGCAATTAAAGCCGTTTATAACACCAATCGTGGCATCTATGGCTACCGTCGTATCGCAGCGTTCTTGCGCTTCATTTTGAAGACTGGTGTTGGCGATCGTTTGGTTTGGGAACTCATGAATGAGCTCAATCTCAAATCTCGCATGGTCAAGAAGTCATACAAGAAGCCAACAACAACCACTGACACACCTCAAAAGCCCAACCTCATGAAGAAGTTGGATAATTTGAGTGGCGTTCTGGCAACTGATATTACATACATCCAGTTGATGAATCGTGAGTGGGTTTATCTGGCAACCGTCTATGACCCAGAAAAGCGTCGCGTAGTCTCATACGGACTAAGTCCAGAGATGACCAAGGAATTCACAACATTCGTCGTAGTTAAGGCTCTAAGAGCCAACGGTAAGCCAAAGATGATTCACAGCGACATGGGAAGCCAATACACTTCTAGCCTGTTCGAAGGAACATTACAAAACTCTGGAATAAATCACTCTTACTCCCGTAAGGGGCATCCTTACGATAACGCTCGTATCGAGAGCTTCCATTCGCTCATCAAGCGCGAAATGATTTATCACGAAGAGTACAGGACCATTGATGATGTCCGGGTGTCTGTCGAGTGGTATGTGAACTGGTACAACAACAGTCGCATCAACTCACGCACTGATTAG